TCCTTCGTCCTTACATGTGCAACCCCAACATTACTAAGGAAGCTGAGTTCAATGAGTACATGGGCCACATTGACCGCATCTTTGGCCACTACTACAATTTGCAAGCAAATGAGAACATCAAAAAAATTGAAAAAGATTTGCAAGCTCTTACAATGAGTGTATAATCATCTCACAACTTCACAAGTTGCTCACGTTTTCTGGTCTTCTACATTGATTTTTGAAAGGTATCTACATGAATGTTTTCTACTTACATCATCTACCGCCAATTGCTGCAGGCTATCATTGCGATAAGCATGTCGGCAAAATGCTTATCGAGTCATGCCAACTCTTGGCTACCGCACACCATGAGTACGGCAACGGCCACAATGTTACCTATCGCCCCACACACAAAAACCATCCATCAGCCGTATGGATTCGTAAGTCCCACCTGCACTATGAATGGGTTAGCGATTTAGCCCGTCATCTTGGCCGTCAATTCTTTTGGCGCTATGGCCACACGCATAAGTCTAGTGACATTCTTTCTAAGGAATTAATGTATCCACCATCAGCAATGCGTAGTTTGCCCTTGCTGTGGTCTAACCCACCGCTTGCCATGCCTGATGAATTCAAAAGCGATGATCCCGTCAGCGCTTACCGTGCATACTATGCTAGCAAAGCTGCTACCTTTCCATTAGTTTACAACCGTGGCAAAGATCCACAGCCTTTGTGGCTTCGTGATTTGCTTGCTGTGGAAGCATGCGTATGACTGAATTCACATTCACTTTTGAATACGTGCCCTTTGACATGGATGACATGCCTGAAGCAGGTGATTGCACCGTGCATGTTACCTATGAAGAAGGCGATGATAATGACATGATACACGAAGGCTTTTGGTTTCACTTTACCGTTGGTGAAGTTGATTGCACAACGCTTCTTAGTAATGTTGATCGCAAATACATCAGCGATCGCATTCGTCTCGAGCACAAACAAAACAACCGTATCTTGAAAGCTTACTATGGCGACTAACTTTGAAAAAGTTGGCATCTTCAGACAAAAAATGAATTTGCCAATCACCAACTATCCACAGTTCCTTTCACCTGCTGAGGCAAGTTACTTTGCTCGCTTCATCATGGAGGAGTTAAGTGAGTACCTAAAAGCTTGTGAAGAGGAAAGCTTGGTTGACGCTGCAGATGCAATCATTGACTTGGTCTACGTTGCACTTGGCGTTGCTCATGCAATGGGGCTACCTTTTGACAAGCTTTTTGATGTTGTGCACAAGTCCAACATGCGCAAGGTACCTGCTAATGAGCTCATGCGTTCTACTCGTGGCTCTCAATACGATGTCATTAAGCCCGTGGGTTGGGTACCGCCTGAGCCTGCGCTTACTCAAGTCATTCAAGCAGCAAGAAAAGAAGTATTAGCTAAGGGGTCATCCAAATGAATATCAATGAACTCATCGATCAGTTTGTAACTACCAAGGCCAAACGTGAAGATCTTAGTGAAGAGGTCAAGCAATGCACCAAGCAATTGGCCGAGCTTGAAAAAGACATCATGGATCTTATGAGCCATGCCGGCATTAGCCAAGCAGCCAATGACAAGGCTTCTTGCACAATGAAACTTACACGTCACCCTGCCATAGATGATTGGAACACGTTCTATAAATACGTGGCAGAAAGTGGCCAATTCGAATTGCTGCATAAGCGGCTTTCTTCAACTGCCTTCCGTGAGCGGTGGGATGCAGGTGAAGCCATACCCGGGACAACCACATCGGATGTCTGGGAACTTACCGTTCGTCGCAAGTAACTAGTTCATGGAGTTTTTATGACAAAGCAACCTTCAACCAAATTGGCTATCACGCCAAAAAATCAAGCCGCCCTCTTTGAGGATCAACTGGCCGCAATGGCAATGGATACTGTTAAGGCCGAGCAATCGAGCCTTACAGCCACATTCCTGTCAACTCAGGGTGGCGTTCTTAAGTACCGCGGCAATCCAATTACAGACAACAAGTTGGCATGCGTAATTCTTGCCGCGCCTGTTGAGCGTCTGTACTACGATACACGTTACGATCCTACAAAAATTGTAGGTCCAAAGTGTTTTGCAATTGCTGCATCAGCATCAGGCATGGGTCCCGCCCCTAGCGTTACTGAGCCTATGCATGCCAAGTGCGATGGCTGCCCTAAGAATGAATGGGGCTCATCCAGCAATGGTGGCAAAGGCAAAGCATGCCGTGAAACACGTCGCTTGCTTATCATTGCAGCCGATAGCATTGGCTCAGTACAGGCAATTGAAACTGCAGAAATTGCAGCATTGCGTCCACCCGTTACTAGTTTAAAGAACTATGCTAACTATGTGCAAACCGTCGCAGCAACAATGAAGCGTCCACCATTGGCTATCATCACCGAGATTGCAGTAGTACCAGACCCTAAGACACAGTTTAAGGTCGTATTCTCTGCAGTCAAGGCAATTGATGACATGGCTATTGTGCAGGCACTAATGCGTCGTGCTGAACAAGAAGTGCAGGTGGCAATCGATACTGCAGGCGTCATTAATGACATACAACCAGAATCTGCAGAAGTTGCTGTAGATACTGCTGCTAAGTACTAATCTGTTGGGGGCCTTGTGCCCCCATTTGTTTTTGAAAGGCATACCTATGATAGATCCCGATAACATCTCGTGGTTCAATAAATACTTATATTTGCTGACAGCTATTGCAATGCTGGCAATCGTCTTTGACTTATTTATTTGGAGACCATAAAGTGTACGCTTTTGTTTTGGTTGTAGCAACCCTCACAAATGGCGTTATGTCCGATGCCGAAAGCATAGAAACTTTTAAAACTAAAGATGCATGCCAAAAAGTTGCAACGCAATTGATTGCAAAGCAAAAGGCAGCTTCACCTATGCAAAACCGCACGTTCTTATGTCTTCCAAGGGACACCAACTAATGAAACCCCGTATGAAAAAACCCGTCTTTTTAGACTTTGAAACCGAAGGCATTGCAGCGCGGCCAAAGTACCCGCCTGTGCCCGTTGGCTTGGCCATTTATGATCCTGAAGGCGAGTACCCTGATGGCTATCATGCGTTTGGCCACATGACGGGCAACAACTCAACCAAAGCAATTGTGAAAACAATTTTGGAATTGGTTTATGAATCCGATCGTGAAATCTGTTTTCATAACGCTATGTTTGATCTTGATGTTGCCGAAACCCATCTTGATCTTCCTTTACCTGAACCATACAGGATACATGATACGCTTATTCTTGCTTTCCTACATGACCCGCATGTCCCATCTCTTTCGTTAAAAGAATTGGTAACTACCTATGGGCTTGCAAAGCCTGATGAACGCGATGAATTGCGCGATTGGATTATTGCAAACGTTCCTGAAGCGCATCGTAAAAAGTCCACTTGGGGTGCATACATCTGTCGTGGCCCAGTGGATCTTGTAGGCCGCTATGCTTCAGCTGATGTAAGGCTTACTTCTTTGCTTTTTGCGCATCTTTACGAGCATGTGGTGCCTGCACAAGATGAGGCTTATCAACGTGAGATGGCTTTGATGCCCATGTTGCTTGAAAATTCACGTCTAGGTGTACGTGTGGATAGGGAAGGTTTGCAACAAGCAAAGCAACAAGCAATAGTAGATATTGAAAAATGTAGTGTCTGGGTACGCGCATTACTGAAGTCTCCTGAAATAAATATTGACAGCGATAAACAGCTAGTCGATAGTATTTATCTCACCGATTACTGGGACAAAACAAATGGGTGGCCTACAACTGACAAAGGTCAGCCTAGAGCCGACAAAGAAACCTTGGATGAACTAATTACACATGAAGAGTTAAAAGGTGTCCTACGATATAGAGCCAACCTATCAACATGTTTGTCAACTTTCATTGAGCCCTGGCTTGAAGCTTCTGCATCTACAGGTCGAATCTACACCAACTGGAATAGTGTTCGAGGTGAACGTGGCGGCACACGTACCGGCAGACTTTCTTCTACCCCCAACTTTCAAAATGCGCCTGTCCGTTATCCGAAAATTGTCGCTGCCGGAGCAACCACAGGAATGGGAAGAAACGAAATCCTCATTCCAACAGACTTAGACATTGCGCCATTGCCACTCATACGTAGTTTCATTCTTCCTGATGAAGGCCACAAGCTGGTGGCATGTGACTTCAATGCATAAGAGCTCAGGATCTTTGCACACTTTGAAGGTGGTAACCTTATGAAGCAGTACCAAGAAGATGCACGTGCAGACTTGCATACTTATGCTGCCAAGCTAATGTCAGAGGCTGCCAATCAGGAAGTATCACGTACTTATTCCAAAGGCGTATCCTTTGCTATCCTCTATGG